GATGTTAAGCTGATTCTATCAGTTATTGATGTAATAGCTAAGCGTGGTGGATTCTCACCTATGGACTTTAAGGCTGTTGGTGATCTGTTTGAGAAGTTATCTGTACACGTTAAGAAGTAAATTAAAAATGTTATAATTTTTTTTACAAAATTAAGTAATTATAATTATAACATTAATTAAAGAATTAGAATCTACTGTGATTTTAATAGAAAAACAGCCATCATTTAATCCTAAAATGAGAATAATTGGTGGATGTTTGTATACATATTCTACACTTAGAATAGCTCATGAACAGAATAGAAATGTTAAGAAAATGTTAATGTCCAACAATTTACCTAACGGAGTCTATAGCTTTTATCATTTTATCTGTAATTATATTCCAATCGTATTTTTTAACGTGTTCATATGCTTTATTTATTATTTTATCTTTTTCATCTTTACTCATGTTTAATAATCTATCAATAGCGTCTGATAAATTATAATTTTTAATTTCAATACACATATCTTCAGTCATATATGTAGCAATTCCGTCTACTCTAGTTGTAATACATATAGTTTTTGCTGCCATAGCTTCTAACCCAACAATACCAAAGGGTTCATGACAAGACGGGAATAATATCGCGTCCGCACTTTTTAATAATTCAATTTTTTTATCGCCCTTAATTTCACCCAAATAATAAAAATTTGGAATTTTATCACAGGCTTCTATTACATCAAAATATAAATTACTACCTAATTTTGGACCAACAAAATATATTTTAATATTTTCTTTTAATTTTAAATTTAGTATGAATTCTACACCCTTTTGACTATTGAGTCTACCAATAAAAACTATATTTATATCATTTTCATTACTGTGAGGAAATTTAAATTTAACATCATTATTAAATTCCGACATATCTATTCCGTTATCTACTGTTACTACTTTTTTCATTTTATATGGACAAGTATTTTTATAATAATCTGAACACATTATAACTAAATCCGCTTCATAACATCCTATTTTTTCAAAATCATCTAGTATATTTGAACATAATCTATTTTCTCCACTTAATTTTTCTACATCATACAATTTTTTATAAGAAAACAAAGCTAAATCGTATTCTAATATAAATTTAGTATTAAATATTTTCGATAGATATATTCCTGTAGAAATTGTATTATGATCAGACCCCAATACAATATCTGGTACCCAATTATTTTTATATATATAATCAATTATTACTAAAGGAGAAAATATATGGTACGTTAATCCACCATAATTTAATTTGAAAATAGTTTCACTACTTTTTATCTCAGAAATATATGTAGGTCTAGTATTAAAATCGTAGGATGTTTTTTTATTACGATTAGGACAATTTGTAAATATTTTTAAGTCATAATGTTCCTCGAGTTTTTTCATCATTTTATTAAATCTAACACCTAATCCCCCACAATAATTTATAGGACAATCCGCAAGCAATAAACATAGTTTTATTTTCATTAATAGTATACCAAGAATAATTATAATTATTTATAACGTGTAATTTATTTAAATTCTGTATATTTACAATTTAAATTTGTTAAAATTCCGAATGTTCCATCTGTTGTAAATAATGTAGAGTTCAGGTTTAGATCTAATGTATAAGCGAACCCATATACACTTCCATAAGCAGTATTGAAAAAAGCATTAAAATATGAGTCATCGATATTACTAATGTAAGTTTTTTCAATCAATGGATTATTACTTTTAAAAATATTAATAAGTTTATCGTCATTTACTTCATATGCAAATTGATATTTGCTACTTGTTCCATATTTATTATTATAAAAAGTTTGATATTGTCCAGTATCTTGAAATTGTGACTGTTCATTATCGACTACGTTTAATCGGCCGACGATGTCTGATAGAAAGAAATTACCTGGAACATCTTGATTTAATATTGTCTTTTCATATTTAGAAGGATACTCTAAACTTGCATTGTAAACCATAAATGCCGTAAATATATCATTACTGGCTGAGGGTAGTATCGGTTTTAGTCTAGCAGACATAACCAGATTTACATTAGCAGTGGTGTTAACAAAAGTAGGATAATAATTAGATTCAATTGTTCTATAAAAATTTAAATCGTCACCTGAAAGTAGGGTATCGAATTTATTAGATGGATTTGGATATGGGATAATATTAGTCCATGTATTACCCTCGTCCAATGATTGTGTTATTACAAATTCATACCCCGCGTTGACTTTTTCGATGACAGTACCTATTGTTAGTATATTTAAATTTTTATTATAGTCCACAAACATTGTTTTTGTATTACTTGTATTAAAACTATAATTACTAAAAACGGCCGCGCCATCTGTACTGGGATTAATTACAGTTTGCCACGATCCAGGTGGGTATTTCCATGTGCTGCCCCCATCCTCTGACATGTTAAATAGTAATGACCCATTTTCATAACCATCTAAACCAAAATTTGCTGGATTATTATAAAAATTAAATGTTCCAAATCCCGGATAGTTTTGTAAGGATAAATTAAAATCAACTATTACGCATATTGTCTGACTATTATCACTAATAAATCTTTCAGTTGCCATACCAATTGTATATTCATAATGATATAATAAAATATCTGTCCAATTAGCTCCATCATCTTCAGATTTCATGAAAAAATTTTTAACTCCAGCCGACGAATTCTGCATAGGGCTTGGTGCTACAATATCACCAACATATTGACAAAATCCAGCAAATATAGTATCATCATCCCCTATTTTAGAAAATGTGGGAAGATTTTTAAAATTACCGAAGTATCCAATAGCTGAATACATCGGAAAGGCCCAGTCGTGTATAGGATTGATTATATTTTGTCCAGGAGCTGAGAATGGATAGTCCACTCCGACTGATGTCAGAGGTCCAAATTCTGTGAATGTTTGTAGATTATCTGATGAGTAATAGACGATCGGAAAACTATTACCTCTATATGATGTTATCATTAGACTAAGTCCATTTTCTTTATCTTTAATAGCTAATGTATTTTTACCAAACGTATTTAATATATCAAAATCAATATCAGTTTTTGATTCGCCAGTCTCACGTCTACGTCCACTAAGTACAATCGTATTGGCTATACCTGTGTCGCCATCGGAACTCTCAAGATAATGGTCCATACAATTAGATAAAGTTATACCATTAGATGAAAATATATCTGACGCTGTCCACTGATTTGTTTCGGAATCAAATAAGAGTAATTTATCATTAACAGATGTAATTACTGCAACAAAAAATTCACCAGAATCGTTATATTTTGGTGTCGCATCTATAGCAATTATATAAGCAGGTTTAGTCCATTCATCATTAGTTGTAGGACTTTGATTTGGAGTACCAAATATATTATCATAGTCAATAGTTACTGTTGTTGGAGTTACATCATCAATTACTTTTGGAGGAGCTGTATGATTTATTATTTTAAATTCTGTATAATCTTTATTTGTTATAAATATAGGATCAAAAAATCCCCACTCGTACTGACCTTCTCTATAATGTACAACAGCAAATGTATTATTAGCTAATAACATCTTATCATTTAAGCATACAACGTGAGCATACGGAGTACTACATTTAGGTAGTAGTGATGTATTATTTGTCATTGGTACAACGTTTATACAGTTTGACGGATTCAACTCAATAGTAGCATCACCTTGATTTTCTATGTCTAAAGTTAAAATATTATCAGTAACGGAAATATTTTTAATGACTAATTTGCCATCTATAGCTTCTAAATTTTTATTTACAAAAAAACTTTTCTGTGTAACGCCTGTGTTATCTGGATATCCCAACACAATTCCTGCTTCATCTACCTCTTCGAATCTATCCAAATCTAATAAAGTACCATTATCATATTCGTTTTCTAATTTAAAACATCTTACAGCTTTATCTTTAACCATAAGGTGTAAACTTCCTAAACCAGCAGAAAGATTCGATGGCACATTAGTTATACCTAGTTGTATATTAGTACTTATATTGGGACTATCGGTAAAATATTCTTGAATCCATTGAAATCCGTATATAATCATATCATCAGGTTTTCCTTGTAAAGTAACATTAAAAGAAATAGTTTTGTTTGGAGCTATTGTTTGGCCTGTAGCTCTAATACTAACTATCTCTTTAGTTGGATTGATTAGTGTTTTGTGTTTATGTCCAGTGTTAGTATGTTTTCGAGAAACACTTATACCACCTACAGTGAGATCACCTACTACGCTACTATTACCAAGAACGCTATGACTAGAATTAATAGTTGATTTAGTATAATGTGGCATAATTTAATATTATAATATATTTTTTTTAATAATTAAATGCGAATTTAAAGAATTAATAAATTATATATAATGATACTTAGTTTTGATGTAGGAATTAAAAATTTAGCGTATTGTCTAATAGATGACAGTGAAAACACGTGGAACATATTAGATTGGAATGTTATTAATTGTACATCTAATAATCACATATTAACTTTAATTAAAGAATTAGATACATTACCGCATCTATTAGAATCTACTGTGATTTTAATAGAAAAACAGCCATCATTTAATCCTAAAATGAGAATAATTGGTGGATGTTTGTATACATATTTTACACTTAGAATAGCTCATGAACAGAATAGAAATGTTAAGATAATGTTTTATTCCGCAAAGCACAAACTTAAAAATGTAAACGTGTCACAAGTTACAGGTAAGACTAAATATTTACGGAACAAAAAATTAGCAATAGAAGAGACAAAATACCTATTATCAGAATCGGAATGGTTAAATTACTTCATGAGTAATAAAAAGAAAGATGATCTCGCGGATTCTCTACTTCAGGGTTTGTCTTACATCATTTAAGAGTATACATAGTCTTCGAGTATAAATTTATATAGTAACAATAGATTAATAACAACTACGAAAACTTCTCCATTAAATTTACCGCTAATCTTACAAAAAAGAGGAGCAAAAAAAATTGGAATTGCCCATAGAATGTGAAACAACCAAGTCAATGGGTCAGTTAAAGGGTAAAATTTTATGAAGTATCCAATACAAACAATTATATTTAATAATAAAGCAACTAAATATAAAGTTAGATCAAATCCACTATTAAAAAATAAGGCACTAATAAGTAAAGTTATTAAAGATAATTGTAAAACTCGTTTAATAATTATATCACTATTTATAAATTTTATACTTTTACCATTAATTATTTTAGTTATACATTCATAACCAAAGCATAGGTAGCAAATATAAACGACAATGTAAATTTTACACAAATCATTCATTTATACTAACGTAATATTAATATTCTACACCATTTACCGTAATTACTTTTTTAACAGAGTTATGAAGTTTATAATCTTGTACAGACTTATAAAATTCTTTATGACAATTTCGGAGTACTCGAAAATATTTATTTTCATCTTTTGTCTCTAAATGATCTCGTGTAAATACTTGATGCCAGTATCCATTACTAAATTCCCACAATCTGATACTAATCATATAATATAGTATTAGTATAAACGTTTAAGTAATTTATCTTCTTCTAAAAGGCGTTGCACTTCCCATCATTCCGACTCCAAAATTTATACCAAAATTATTAGAAGAATTTAATTGTGTAATTCTAGAGTTAGTGATTCTACCTGAAACTATTTCAGATTCTCCGCCATTTTGTACATTTCGATTAATAGATGTAATTCTACCATCTTTAACATAAATTGGATAATTACCGTCATCATCTGGGTCTACAATAAATCTATTAGCATCTGCTATTTCACTTCTTTTATTCTGATGGAATCTATAATCGATTTGTAGCGAATATATTGTTCGCGAGTCTGTTACTGTAGGTAGAACAGAAACTTTAATATCGGATACATTTACGACGTATTTGGCTGATTCAGTATGTATCTTGTACCATTTTTTAAGTAAATTCATATTAGATTTCGTAGGATTAATTCCAGGAAATCCTAACTGTAACTGAACAAGAAATCCTTCTTTATGTCTTTTAAGAATGGCACATTTGACATTATCTACAGTGGCTAATCCATCATCTCTGTGTGTATATATATCTGACATATTAATTCCATTGGCTCTAGCTAATTGTTTTGCTCCTTCCGAAAAGTAACCTGTTGACATTTATTGTTTATAAATATTTTTTTTACGCATTATCAATGTTTTGTTTTATAACGTTAGTCATGTAAGATGGTTAAAAAAACTACCATAACAGAAACGTGAACTATTATATTTACTATAAATACAGGATAATCCATTAATACTTACAAATATTATTTATTCAACAAAATTCTCATTAAGAATCTTCTTGAACGGTTCTAAAGGGGATCGAACCCTTGACCCCACGGTTAACAGCCGTGTGCTCTAACCAACTGAGCTATAGAACCATAATTATATTTATAATATATCTTTAAATTAGTTTACAACTTTTGTTTCTGAGATTTCCGTATCTTATTCCATAGTCCAGAAATTTCACTCTGTTGTGAATTAATTTTTTGAATTAGTATATAAATAATTTCATTAGGTTGTTTAGTCATAAGTTCTTCACAATTTAACATTTTACTATTTTTAATAGACGATTCTACTTCCATTTCTTATATTTTATTAGATTGTATCTTTAATACGATTATTCTCTGATTTCAACGTCAATTGTAGTTTCTTCTTTTTGTTTTAAAAATCCACGTTTCTTATAAAAACTGATTCTTTTGTAATTAGAAAATGTAAATGTTGAATAGAAGTCCTGAATATCGATTACTAGTGGTGGATTTTCATTTTGTCTTCTTAAAATTCTCCCGACAGCTTGTTCCACGTCACTTTTTGGCGTAGCTAATATCAAGGTGTCAAGTCGAGGATTATCATATCCTTCACTTGCCATATTATAAGTTCCTATTATTACATTTTTTGTATTACTTTCATTTAATTCTTCTAGACTCATCTTACCCATGTAAAGACCTGAATTTTCTAATTGAGAATGTAAATATTCAGCATGACTTCTAATTTGAGTTAATACAAGTATCACCCGATGTTTATTTCTATTGATACAGTCCAAAATAAAATTATTTCGTTCTATACTATTACACATATTTACTATCATAGCCATTCTATTGGGTTTTCCATTCATCATTACTTCTTCCTCAAATGGTACAGTTGGATAAAATGGACATAACTGGATGTCTGGTTTCCCCGTTAATTGCTTAATATCAACAACTGTTTTCCCCAAAAACCAATTAATAACTTTGGAAAGCCCATCGGCTCTTTTAAGAGTTGCAGATAAACCCAATGAATATTTAATAAACATCTTATAAAACACACCAGAAAACATTTCGCTGGGAGTATGATGAACCTCATCAAAAACAACAAATCCAAATCCCTGTGTAACCTCAGGTGGGTAATTTCTAATACATAATGAATGAATTATTCCAACACATATTGGCGAATCTACTATAACTCTATCTTGTTGAATAATACCTGCATCTATTCCAGTAAACTCTTTAATTTTAACAACCCATTGATCAAGCAAACTTCGTGTATGAACTACAATAAGAGTTTTACACCCCAGTTGTTTAGCTAACCATAATGCTAAAAAAGTTTTACCCCATCCAGTATAAAGTGAACATACAGCTGAATAATTTTCTAGTATGTGATCTAAAACTTGTTTTGATGGTTCCAGTTGATAATCCCTTGGATTATTATTCATGTTTATACTTACTTCCTCAACGGAGTGATAAGATACTACATCAGGTATTCCTAATTTATCTATCATATAGAAACGTGGACCATATAAATATTTTTCACTTTTTCTAAATATTTTATATTGCTTAACTGGACCATCTATATGAAAAGGTTTAACCGTAAGATCTTTTACTATTTCATTTAAATTAGGATGATTTAAACTAATTCTGTAACCTTTTGGAGTTATACACATTATAATTATATATTCTTATTCTTTATCTAGATTTATCAATTTGTAAAACTAAGATATATAAGATATAAAACTCCCATTAAAAACCATGATGAAAAACCAATTATAGCTAATGTATCATTATCAAAATGCCTAAAATAAGATATAATCATCCACATAATAGAAATTATTATATTTCCTATCACAATGTGGTTTAAAAAATCATTCCGAATTTTCGAATTATCTATAGTTAAAAAAGACATTATACCAATTGGAAAAGTAGATAAAATTACTCCAATTAAAGGATGTCCATAGTTTGCCACCTGGGCTGTAAAAAAAACCACAATAGCGGTTAATATAGAATTAAAATAAAGATTATTAAATAAAGCAACAATAGAATTCATTTATAATAGTAAATATATTATTTTAATATCATATCAGCTCCCACTCGGATTCGAACCGAGGTTGAAGGATTCAAAGTCCTTAGTGATTACCACTACACTATGGGAGCTGATATGATATTACATTAATTTTAATATTAGTCTTTAAGCATATTTATAATATACAATAATTTTATACATAACACGTCTACATTTATGTATATAATGTGTAGTAAAATTCCAATTATTAACTATGCACTCGAAATTCATTGGGCATTTAAGCGCTATTATTCTACAATCGTTATGTAAATTTTCTATGATACTTTTAATTGGTACATTGGATATTTCTAGATTAGACTCTTTTTTATTTTTATAATTTTGTTCCCAAGGCGGATCTAGAAAAATAATATCTTGTTTTAATATTTTACAAATATTTAGGTAATCAGTATTATAAAATGTACAATTTGTGTAACGTTTTAAATTACATTTTAATATTTTAAATGCATCTTTATCTATTTCTATACAGTTTACTTTACAATAATGAGGTGCAAAAATAATAGCATTTCCACCAATACCAGCTGTTGCGTCAGTTATAATATCATTGTCTTTTGTATATAGCTTGATAATATCTAATGTTTTATGACCTTGATCTTTCGAAGAATATAATTTGATATAATTATAAGGAACATAGAATCCCATTATGTTAATAATACTTACATTCTTAAAGTTAATTTATAATAAAGTAAATAACACCTTTGTAATGTTTGTTTGTAAAAGAACCTTGATAATAGAATTTACATAATCTTCATCTAAATCTAGATAAATACCCTCTCCGATAAAGTTAGAAAACATTATTATCATGTATATTTGTAATTTTTGATTTGGATAATCATATTCTAATTTATCCTCTACATTTTCTAATAATTTTACTAATATAATTTTATCTGTAGTTGTCAATTTATGATCTTTAACATGATTGCTATAAACTAATTGTTCGAATATATTATAATTTTGTATTACCTTAGTGGAATCCATATTTAATCGTTTTGAGATAACCTTATCCATCAAACGTTCCATAATATTATATAAGAATATCTTTAATATATTTATTAGAAAAAATGTTAAGATATAACAAGCTGATTATGAATGGTAAGAAAAGAAAAATAACAATCGAAGAAGATGATGATGATTTTAATATTAACGAATATAATATTACAGATTTAGATTCACTTATACATATGATAGAAGACTATATGATTAAACCATGTAGTAAAAAAACAAAGCGGATGTTACCAAAAAAGTTTAATAAATTAGTTAATATATTAGATGAACTTCATGAATTAAATAATTTAACAGGGTTAAAAGTATTAAAACAACAACTCATAGATCAAATTTTGTTCTTTGTTAAAGAAATAGACGAATCAATAATGATGCACACAGTTATTTATGGACCCCCTGGAACAGGAAAAACATCTGTTGCGAGAATTATGGCAAAAATTTACGCAGGGTTAGGTATACTCAAAAAAAATAAGTTTAGGGAAGTTAAGAGAGAGGATTTAATAGGACAATATCTAGGTGAAACGACAATTAAAACAATGGAAACTTTAGAAGAATGTAAAAACGGTGTCATGTTTATAGATGAGGCATATTCTTTAGGTGATGATTCTAAGGGAGATTCTTATTCGAAGGAGGCAATTGACGCAATAAATCAATATTTAACAGAACATTCCCATGATTTAATTTGTATAATAGCTGGATATAAACATGAGTTAGAATATTGTTTTTTTTCTAAAAATCCAGGGTTAAAAAGAAGATTTCCATGGACATTTTCCATTAATGAATTTGGTGTAGAAGAACTAATGAACGTTCTTAAAATTAAAATTGATGTATCAGATTGGGATTATGAAGACTCTTATGATAAAGTTAAAAGTTTAATCTCACAAAATAAACAGTATCTTACAGGTAATGGAGGAGATATAGAAAATATATTAGCAAAGGCAAAAATTATAAATGTTCGTAAAAATTTTTTAAACAATGATAAAACGTTAACACAAGAAGATATAATAGAATCAATACATCAATTCCTATTAACAAGAAAAGATACTATAAGTGAACCTCCATATGGAATGTATACATAAATTTGTATTTAAAATATTTTCGAAAATTAATGGCAAAGAAGCGATTATTATCAGAGTTATCAAAAATTTCTGAAGAAGATAAAGAAGTATTTTACATTGAACCAAAGGAAGATAAAATAATGACGTGGGAAGGATACATTGTTGGACCAAAGGGTACTCCATATGAAACTGGAAAATTTCATCTAAATATTACATTTCCTTCCGACTATCCATATAATCCACCATTAATATTATTTAAGACCAAAATCTATCACCCAAATATTAATGAAAACGGAGCTATATGTTTAGATATTTTAAAAGACGAGTGGAGTCCTATACTAACTGTATCTAAAATTATGTATTCGTTAAGTAGTTTAATGTCTGAACCTAACCCAGACGATCCACTTGTAGATTCTATAGCAAATGAAATGAAAAGTAATCCTGATTTATTTTTAAAAAACGCAAGGATATTTACAGAAAAATACGCGCACTAGATTGTGTATACTTAAAAGAATTAAAGAATTCTTCGAGATTTTCTGGTATTTTATCGGGAACTATAATTTCTACAGGTTTATTTTTTTCTATATAATACAAAGCTAAACAAAAAGCATCGGCTATATCATGTTGTCGTGATTCGCTCTCAAAACTAGGAAATTCTTTAAGATATTTTAATGTTATTTTAACAGTATGTTTTTTTCTATCTTCGTAGTCTAGCTTTGATATCATGAAATGTTTATGCATACTCCTAGGACAAATTAATTTAACTTTGGACGAATAGTGGTATGCTAATATGTCCTGAATATTTGTAAGACCCTGAGGTGGTTGGCGTTCTATTAAAATTAAGTCCGCTATTTTAAATATATCATCATATGCCACTATAAATTTTGTCATAGATAAATGTACTTCACGTTCATTAAAAATAGACAGATTAATTTTATGAATATTCTTAACTGTAAAATCTTTAAAATCTGTACTTATTTCTACCAATGCCATATTACTATAACCAATATCTATGCTTACCAAATTTGTGGTCATTAGTATTAATATAAATTAATTGTTTAAATATAATTTATATTTTATTAGTTTATATTAATGCTGATTCAATACTCAAATGTGTATAAAATTAATAATTTAAAGCGATTGTGTAAAATTAATAATTTAAAAAATTATTCAAAACTAAATAAACAAGACTTACTAAACTTAATTAACTCATATAAATCTGTATGTTATATACAAAAATTTATTAGAAATAAATGGATCGACTCAGAGGTATGCCCGATAACACTCGATTCATTAGAATATCCTTTTATTTCCCTTAAAAATAAAAACAGATTTAGATATTACTCCGTTGATGGTCTGGTAGGATACTATAATAGTTCTAAAGATTTTAGAGATCCATTCACAAAAGAGACCATTACACCTGAAAAAATCAATGAAATTAATAATATAGCTAAATTTTACAAAAAGAAACAAATCAATGTTTCTCAAAGAAATAATATATCTTTACAACGAAGAACAGAATTATTAACAATTCTTTGCTGTCTTAATGATATAATAAATAATATAATGTCAACATCAGTAATAACCTCCGAATATATCTACAATTTTGCGATTCCACAAATTATGACTTATGTTTATTACTTATTAATAAGATGTAGACAGCAAGCCCGTAGCATCGTACAACATTTTATAGATATTTTAGAAAGACATAACGATGTTAATAAGTATCATATTATTAATTACCTAGTTGGAATACTATTAAATGAAGATATGTGACCTTACGACATTATAAATAACTTAAAGACACTGCTTATTTAATATAAAGAAATGTCGGATTCTTCTACACCTAGTTCTCCAGATTTGAGTTTAAAATTTTGTTTATTATGCGATCCTAAAAAGAAGTACTTCGATTGTATTTGTGGTAAAAACTGGAATACTTTCGAAGAACATCTTAATACGGTTAAAAATTTAGATTCTCCACTTATAGCTCAACCAATGTCAATATCCACGATGACATTATGTTGTAATTTTAACAGTCATGTGGATTTAGATACATTCGCTGATATCTACGCAGAATCTGTAAAGTATTCACCTCATGCTAAAAAAACAAAAGAAACTAATAAAAAAGACTGTTTTTACAATAGTTTGCTTATGAGAATGACTGTTAAATATCAGAGCATCAAAAATATTAAGAAAAATAAAAATGAAGTATCGGTTAAATTTTTCCCAAATGGAAAGATACAAGTTGCTGGTTGTAATAGTATTAGGAGCTGTTGTTATGCCATAAGAAAAGCATATAATAAGATATTAAAAAGTGGTTGTTTTATGGAAAATCCAAGTATATCTGAATCTAAAATTGTAATGATTAACATGGATTTTAAAATTAAACATAATATAAACCAGGAGGGTCTTACTGATATTTTATCTGAGAAAACTATTGATAAAAACTTTAATTTTTTACAGGTTGTTTATCAGAGTTCCAAATACCCGGGTATAAATGCTAAGTTTATTACAGATGATAACTTATTGGACTATGCTAAATTTCAGTTACAGCATGGATTTAAGAAAAAGTATCCAAATGTAATTTCTATATTAATATTTCGACCTGGAAGCATAATTATAACTGGGGGCAATAATATTTATGATTATATATTAGCTACAAATAGTATACTCCAAATAATTAATGAAAATAAATCAGAAATTTTAATATAAGCATTAAATAATGAATGTACTTTCTTACTTTAAACCAAAAAATGAACTCAAGGATAAAATTAATTTTTTAATTAAATATCATCACTTAGAACATTATTCAGTTTTTTTAGGACTATCATATATTCAATATTGTAAGAATATCAATCATAGTAATTTATATAATTATACGTTATGCGCAATTATATTAGCAAATAAATACCTAAATGATTATGATTACAATATTGTTGATATTACGTCTTGTGTTGATATACAAATTAAAGATTATATTAAAATAGAAATAGAAATATTAACCTGTTTAAACTGGGATTTATCCACTTTAGATAACGAAATAATAAATAAGTATAGTAAATTAATCAAGGGCTGGTAATATATAATATTTACCTTTAGTTTTTGTTATTATAAAATCTTTAATTAAAATCTGTGTACTACAATCTGTAAACCCACCTGGAAATGTTGAAGCTAATTCTGATCTCGCTTTCTCGGCATCTTCAAATGTAGAAAATCCATTTTTATTTATCTCAGGTAAAAGAAAACGAATAACTTTAATAAATTCATTATTTTGATAATGTGCGTATCGACTATTATTATTATGGAAGACAGAAATTGTAACATCTTTGTTGGGAAAATTTGGATGTTTTGGCATAGATAAATAATTATTATATGGTGACGCATATAAACCAGGTGTTATAGGTTCTTGATTTACAGTATCTGTGTAATGTTCACCATTTGTAGGCCTCATACAATTTTTCATGGCGTCAAAATTGATATCACCATTGTCTGTTAAAAATGCTGGTACTCTATCTTTTGGTCTAATAAAAGAAAATTGGCTACCCCACGCATTTTGCAACTTAGGGTTTACGGTTGTGATATTACTATTATACGATGTTAAACTTGGATAAGGAGATGAAGACGTATATAACGGCATACCAGTATTCATTGCTTTCATGTTTTGAGCATGAGTAGCTTCTACAAATGGTTGTGCGTCTTCTAAAACTGTACGATTTATTAAATTCTGGTAACCCATTAAACTTGGAGGTATACCATATATGTGCTGTGTAGAATCTCTAAACTTTGCATACGCTTCTCCTTTAGATGTATGATCAGTGTTTAAACTAGGCTGATTAAATTCGTAAAATGTTTCTCCATTTAAAAATTTAGGTTGTAAACTACGAACTGATTCTAATACCATTTAATTATTAATTAATATTTTATTTTTAAAAATTAACTTCATTTTTTGGTTTTCGCCCACGTCTCTTAGTTTGAGAAGTAGAGACAGAAAGTTCAGATACATCATCTAAAATTTCAGCGGGTTGTTCCACAGTTACTACTTCGTCTACTTTAGATACTACCGTTTCGTTAATAATACTTGGTGATGGACTTATTTGAGTCTCAATAGTTCCATTCTGAACTAAAGATGTATGAACTGCACCGGACAAGTTATTAAATTGTTCAACCATTGAGTTATATGATTCTTGTATTTGATAATTTGTTTGAGTTTGGTCTTTTATAAAAGCTTGTAAAATTGTATTTGGTATCTTATCCATTTCTACAACCTTTTTATAAATATAAAAACAGAATGCTACAGCAATGATTGCTATAAATAGTGGTCCAAACTTCGCGACAATATCTAAAAATCCAGATGATTGACTAGTATTAGTTACTGGACTTACGTCTGGAACTTCGATAGGAATAAATTCTCGAGGAGCCTTATACGATCGTGACATCTTACTAGTTATTAATATTTTAATAATTATATTCAGCCGAACAAATTATTCAGGGATATCTGGTGTATCATCATAATTATCTGTATCATTTACTATATCGATACCAATGAAAAATGTACCATGAACAAAATTATCAGAGTTTACTGGATACTTTTTCCGTGATCTTTTAGCAACTGTAATATTGTTATTAGAAAATGGTCCAGAATAAAAATCCACCGTAAACTGAGACTTATTTAAGTTATTTTCTCTACAATGTTCGTTAAATGCCTGTTTAAATATTTTCTCGGGTACATAAACTTTTTCTGATAAAATAACTTTACTACTTTTAAGGAAGTTAACTAAAGTATTAGTATTCTCATTCATTTCATCCTGGTTTTCCTGGAAATATTTAGGTAAAATTTTCCAAATGCCTTTTTTCTTATATTTATTAACAGCCCATAGATAACCCATAACTGACATTTTCATGATCATTGGAATTTCCTTCAGTAATTCTTCACCTAAATGTGTATTGGTGTCTATAACTTGTCTCCAAAATTTCCAAATTACAGTACGACGAGACTGTTGTCCACAATTATTCTTGTAAGCGGGAACACTATTTCCAGCCATAGGTACTGGTGGAGCCCATGTCATTGTTTCTGCGTTTTTGTTTTTCTCAGCTGGTGTTAAAGTTCCACCCTCTGTAATTAATTGCCATTCGGTCTGCTCTAAAGAACAATCAGCTTGGATTTCTGGACCAATTACAATTTTTGCTGTAGCTAATGGTTTTAGTCCAAATTTTTTCTCGATGTTGTTTGATAATAGTTTAATATCATCTTCGTCATAAAACTTTGCTATAATTTTTTCGATAATGGTACTTTTCCCTGCTCCAGCCATTCCAAGTAAATACATTACAACTGACCATTTTTCTATCTCGTTAATATTAAATAAATTACGCCCAATAAAAATTACTAACCATTTCTGTACTTCTTTCGAAAACTTTTGATAATCTAAGATACTTTTTAAAACTGGACAATCCTTCATGATATCGAAGAAGTTTTCGGGATCTAACTCATCATAATTATTAAAATCTAGATCAAAATGTTTTGATGCTACCGTATTTGTTGTAATGTACTCACTTTTTTGACCATACGGAATAAATTTATCTGTCCATATTTTTTCCTCTTCAGTACCTATATTAATTTTAGAAATATAAATGCCGTTTCTGAAAGAATGAACATGTCTATCTTTTTCCAAATTTTTTAGTTCAGGTCCGGTATAATCCATAATATATTGCTCAGCTGATTTAATATTATTATTACCTCCACTTGTTGAGTTTTTCCATTGTTCGTAATTTGTTTTCATGTTACATATTCTAATTATGAAACTCTTGATTGTTTCTACTTTTTTCCAGGAGTATGTAAAGTTACCATTTGACATAACTTTTTCATAAAGAGATTCGTTATACTTAGAATATTCTAATTCATTAATTTTACCGAATAAAAAAAGCAGTAGATTTTGATATGGTGTATTTTTAGTTGTATCAATTGGTGTAAACTTAAACAGTCCATCTGTATCTTCGTTGAGTGTATATTCATAATTATCATTCGACATTCTATTCAGTAGATAACCAGTCCTTAAAAATCTTTCGGAATAATAAAAATTTTCGAACACTTTTTCCCACCGAATTTTAATATCGTCGTCATTGATATCATAAAATTTAATGAACTTACTCTGAACTCCTGTAAGTTCCCATAAAATTTTATTTTTTTCAGTTTCTATGATATCAATGTCTATAGAACCAATGTCAGATATATTAAAATTACCTAGAATTTTAGTAAATACCGATTCTACACCACTAGGAATTTTCCATTTATCTTCTATTTCTTCAAAACATTCCATAATAGAGTCTTTATCAGCTTCTTCTAAAAACTGAGCTAATTCATTCGCCCAGTTACGGTTTACATCATAATCTGACATGTTAATTATATATGGAGATTATTTTTAAGTCGTTTATCTGGGGATTTTTTTAATAGTATATTAGTACAATGAATATACTGTTCATAGACCATTATGGTGTCAGCACAAAAATCAAAAATCCTTACAAAAATTTAGAAGAAATTAAAGTCTTAAATACAGAATCTTACAAACATGGTAAGTACAACTATCATATTGTAAAACTTAAAGAAGGAATGCCATTAAAATTTAAATTCTGCAATACTCTTATTAATTTTAGTGTTTATCTAATTAAAACCAATAAGAATAATGATAAAATTCTAAACATAGAACCATGCGATATCATTGATACACAATTCTTAAAATCACAAATAACAAATTATGATTCAGATAATTCCTCTGACATAGAATATGACATTTGCGATAAACTCACATCATCTGTTTGTTAATCACTCTGACCCTTAGCTTTTCTTAATGTCGATTTTGTAGTAGATTCTCTATTTTTCTCATATATAAACTCGATCAATACCTGTGCTTGTTCTGCAGAACTTAACTTGCCAAAAGAATCTTCTAATTCTTGAGTATAAAATTTAATAATAGAATCTTTAACGTCAGCTTGTGTAACAGGCTTTACAGCCTTAGATTCTTTATATACCAAACGTCCAGTCTTTAGATTACACGTGTCAATATTATTATGAGCCATATATTCACATATATTACCTTGTAATTCAGACTTTTTACTCTTTAGTTCTTTAAGCTTTAAATTTAAAGGCTTAATTTTATCAGATAGATCTTTAATTTCCGCATCTAAACTATCGTAAGACTTAACTTCAGTCCTGAAAAAATCAAAATCAGTCATTAATATAATATATATTTTTTCCTTAAGTACTTTAATAATAAGGTTTTCTCCATTTTTCTTTATTGTAATAATATTCAGATGATAGATTTTTTTTAAATGTATGTGTTTTATAAGGAGTTTTTCTAATACATAATAAAACTTCAATACAACGTTAAAAATAGTTCACTTTACTCAAAATCGGTAATAATATATGACTTTTTAAAAATTGACTCATGATCTAGTTATTATATATACGTTGCTACAAAAAATTAAAAATAAAATGATAACAATCATGATAATATAAAATTTTATAGGAAATAGTATATTATTAACTAAATCCACACATTTAGATTTATCCTCTGGTTCTAACTGTAGAAACATTTCTATGAGATTTACCATTTATCTATTTCTTATATTTTAATAAAAATATTAACACGATAATTTAGTCACTACAATTACCAGCGTCATCTTCATAATCAGCTTGTTCTTCTTCACTATCGAACTGTTCCACATCTAATTCGTCTTCTTGTGGTTCTTCATCGTCGTCTAAAGCCACCTGTTCTAAATTCCACGATAGATCTGTAATAAACTGTTGTCTTTGTTTCTTCTTTGGTTGAGAAGATATAAGCCTTGGGCGAGTTATTGTCAGTAATTTTTTAAAATAATCATTGTGTTCTTTGTCTACAACTTTTAATATTTCATCGGTAAGTGAATAATTAACAAATGGTTTATGTTTAGGTCGAGGAATTGGATTTTTAAGATAATAATCAGCAATTTTGGAATATTCCTCGATTGTAACTTTTTCCTGTATATATGGGGGAATATTCAGCTGTTTCGATAAATATAGAATACGATTGGTATACGATGAAAAAGGATATCCAACATTTTGACACATTTTAATTGTATTAATAGCCTGATTTAAAGTAGCAATATGATCTTCTCTAGTTTTTCTCTTAATTGGAACTGGTTGTATCGGTAATTTTTTAATTTCTATAGGTTGTAAATCTGTAACTTCTAAAACTTTTTCTTCTCTATAAGAACACTTTTTCTTTTTTTTATTATTATCTTCCAAAGATTTATTACATCTTCCAACTAATGAAGTATACTTCTTACCATTTTGAGAAGAAATACGCGTAATCGTAAAAGCTTTTTCTCCACAATCACAGTTCATTCTGATATGTACTTTTTTAGATAATTTATTTAAGCACATTTAAATGTCGTAGGAAAACTTACGACAAAATAAAGTTCCTAATAAATACTTAGACTTTTAAATAAGCAATGTCGATCGACAATCTGAGAAAGTTTCATAACTATATCAAGGGAGCACTGATAGAATTTTCTAGTAAAAATGGTGGCACAACTCTATTGGATATAGCTGTTGGTAGAGGCGGGGATTTGTTTAAATGGCAACATAATAATTTTAAAGTTGTAGTAGGTTTTGATCCTCATCAAGAATCTATAGATGAAGCTAAAAGAAGACTTTTTACACAGTTAAAATCGAAAAAAAGATGCCCTTATACAAAATTTTATACATTAGATATGCTAGATTATAACATTATTCATAAATTAAATAATTTAGAATCAAGCATAAAAGGTTTAGAAACACATACTTATGACGTTGTAAGCTGTCAGTTTGCGTTTCACTACTTTGTAAAACATTTAGATCATGTACTAAACTTTATTAGTCATAAACTAAATACTGGAGGTATATTTATAGGAACCGCAACAGACGGAGATATAATTCACAATTTACTAGAAAATGGAAATGTAAGCGATAATTTATTAAATATAACAAAAATCAATGACGAAAAATATACATTTAATATTACATCAAACTCTACAGATACATACTTCGATGTTAAAGGAGAATCTTGTGAATATTTTTTGTTTAAAGATAATTTTATTAAAAAAGCTCAATCATATAACTTACAACTCTTAGAAATAAAATCATTTAGTGAGTGGTATAAAATTTATAATGGACAATTGTCACCTGAAGAGTCCAAGATCTCATTCTTAAATTTTAGCTTTGCGTTCATCAAGTTTCCTAATTAATATTATATGTCTTCTTCTCAAACTTTTTATCAACATCAACGGATTCTACAAATTTATCTAAACTGTGACATAAAGTTTTAAAATAATTCTCTTCGAATACTCTAACTAAAACATCAACTGGATCATATTCTTCCTTTTTACCCGTAAAATTACTCACGTTAATAGAATACTCCTTCGCAACTGTCGCCATACATATACGTTGATCTTTACATATTTCTACTATTCTTTCTAATGAATTTAACATATTTTCTCTAATTTTAGCCTTTTCTAAGTCATTTGACTTAACCATCATTTTATATTCATCCTTCATGGGTTTCTCTAAAAGCTCCCATGAATGTATAATTTTAAAAAATTGGCTATCAATACCTACAAACTCGTCTAGAACTTCCATTAATATAATCGAATATTTTAAAAGTAATATTATTAACGAACACGGCAGGATTCGAACCTGCGAGTGCATAGCACAACGGATTAGCAGTCCGTCCCCTTAACCGCTCGGGCACGTGTTCCTTAGCAACATTACT